TTGTTCCTACCCACTCATATAGTTCAAACTCACTATCAAAGTTAATGAGTGCGTTTCCAACAACGACACCACTTGAATTTTTCTGGTAGCCGCCTGGACTCAAACTATATGTTGGCATGTTAGGACAGAAAACTCTAAATTGACAACTATTGCCAACTGTGATTCCTAATCCTACAACGCTAGTACTAATGACATTAGGTCTATTTGTTGTAACTGTTACTGTACTTCCACTACCACGTAATACTTGCGTTGTGCTTGTGAATGGATATGGATTTGTGCCAATCTGAATCAAATCGTTAGGTTGAAATAATACTGTAGTTGGACTAGCACTAACTCCACTAACATTCAAAATTAGTTGATTAGGATTAGTTGTAAAATCGCTTACAGTTACTAAAGCAATCTGTCCACTAGTCATTGCGCCTTGATATCTAAAGATCCAGTTCAAGCAACTAATGTTACCAAACGTAATTGTCTGTGGTGTGTAACGATCCAATGAGTCGATTGCTTCCATTAAACTACGTGCTTCGTTGTAACGTAGTGAACCTGGCATCTGCACACTAAAGCGCCAGGGGTTGTATGTTGGCGTTAAACTTGTGCGTGGACTTTCATTGCGTGTATACTGAATACCAACCACTTTTCTACGATTGATTGTTATCCCGTTGCAATTGTCAATAATTGTTTGTAATCCTGACATATCTTATTCCTATTATTAGTACGGCAATTCTTTACGTGCCATTTCAACTGACCCTAACAATGCTTTGCGATTTGTAGCAAATAATTGCGCAACACTCTTTGCGTCAACTGCTTGAATGTTGTTAGTAATGTAAGTGTTATTTGTTGTGCCACCCATACCAACACCATTAGGCAATACTGTGCCAGTTCCTTTAGGTACGAATAGTTCTGGACCTTCTTCACCAACAATATATGGTTTGTTTGCTTGTACAGGGCCACCATCTGCTCTAAAGATTGATGAGAATAGATTGCTTAGGAAGTTACCACCTCCACCGCCGCCTCCGCCACCACCAAACAATCCACCGATAAGATTGCGTACATTGCTACGTACAAACTCTTCAACCATAAAGTTGAGCAAGTCTTTGAATGATAACTTACCTGTCTTAGCAAAGTTTACGAATGCATCTTCAATGCCTTTTGTAAATCCTTCAAAAACACGTTTTGCTTGCGCTGCCTTGTCTGTGCTTTCTGCAAGATAACCATTGAGTGCTTGTTGCCAACCTGTCTCAAATAAACGTGACTGATTGTATAAATCATTGTTTGTACGTTTTAAATCATCAGCACCTTGTTTGGCAGCATCATAATATGCTTTTGCTTCATTGGCATCTAACTTACGACCACGAATCTTTTCTTCTGCACGAATAGCAGATTCGGCCGCTTGTTTGGCTGCTCTGTCAATATCGTAATACTTCTTCTCCATCTCAGTCAATGTTAACTTAGCAATATCATCTTGAACTTTTTGTAGTTCTTGTTGTGCTTCAATCAATGACTGAATTTGGAACTCTTGTAATCTTTGTGCAGCCAACTGGTTGTTGATTGCTTGTGTTTGTTCTTCAATTGCTTGACGGTCTGCTTTACGTGAATCAGTTAATTGCTGTAAGTATGCTTTTAACTGCGAAATACTTGCACGTTCTTGTTCGTCATTGCTTAGTCTTGCTTTAGCAATTGCTTCTTCTAATCTCTTTTTCTCAGCAAGATATTTCTCATCAAAATCACGTAGATTCTGACGAACACGCAATGCATCTTCGCTTGCGCCAATATCTTCTAATTGAAAACGTAATGATTCTTTTTGTGCTTTTACAGAATCGTGATATGCTTTTGCTTCTAATGCAAGATTCAATGCAAATTGTGCAGACTTGCGTGCTGCCTCTGCTTGTTGCTCTGCTAATACTTTACTATCAGTAGCAGTTGCATTCAATCCTCCTTGTAATGCAGCCAATTCTTTTCTAAAGTTTACGAGGTCATTATTTGCTTCGGTGCCACTCTTGCCAACATTATTGAACCAATCGCCAAACTTATCTAATCCTAAGAATGTAGCAACACCAGCACCAAGACTTGCGATACCACCAAGTAAAATTTTAAGTTCAGTAGTTGCATATGATGCAGATTTTGCTAGTCCTCCTAAGATTGTATTCTTAGGATTAGCAACCTGTTTACCAAATATACGCTGTACATAACCCCATACAACACTTATTGTTTTGCCAAAATCTTGAAATGCCTTAGTTGTACCTGCTACAATACCACCTACGTCTGCAAAGATAGTACCAATAACCCTTAGTATTTTGCCTACCGCAAGAACAGATGCAATTGATAATGCAATTTTTAAGAATGTTGCAAGTGGTCCAATAATTTCGTCAACGTTCTTACTAAGTTTATAAATCATGAAAGCAAGATACTCAATTGCACTTGCTGTATTACGTCCTACATTGCTACCTTTCTCAAACTCACTAAATGCAACAGCACTTGCAGTTTTAAGATTGTTGAATGCTTGACTGATTGTAGGTGTTGTTTTACCAAATGCTTCATCGATACTATCTTTGGCTGCTTTCATTGCACGAACGAAAACATCACCAGTAATCTTACCTTGACTTCCTAATTCTCTTAGTTTACCAACAGTTACGCCTAGTTCTTTTGCCATTGCTTCAGCAACGATAGGCATACCTTCTAAGATACTGCGTAATTCATCGCCCTGAAAACGACCACTCTGTAATGCTTGGCCTAACTGTAGTAATGGTCCTGCAGCCTCTTGTGCTGATAATCCTGTACTACTGATTGCTTTTGCAAGACTTTCAGTGATACTGGCTGCTTCTTGTTGACTGATACCAAGTGCATCTGCGCTACGTGCGATTCTAAAATATAGTTCACCTGTTGCTTCCAGTGGCGCACGTGCAATCATTGCAATACCTGCAATGGCTTTGAACTGTGCTTCTACATTTTGTAATGTAGGACTGATAGTTTGCAGTTTGTTTTGTAGATTGGTAACTGCATCAGCAAACTGCACTAATTCACGAATTGCGAATACGCCTGCTAATGCCTTAACTGCATTAGTTAAACCATCTAGTGAACGTTGCGCACCAGCAGTATCGACTTGAACTGTATATTTTAAATCTGCCATAGCAATACCTTATTTTTTGCGTAGAATTTCTCTAATTCTCTTACGCAAAAATCTTTCTGTAGGTGTAACCATACCTTCTGGTGATTGCTTACTGTAACCTTCATTCAGTCTTTCTGCGTAAGGATAATTTGCAACGATAGTATCTTTATTCTGTAGTCGAGTTTTGCTTCTTGCATTACCTGTTTTAATAGGTGTGTTATTTTTAAACACTTGATATGCTTCTTGAGGCAATTTAGCAAGGTCTCTTTTAATCCTATTAGAAATAGGAGTTATGTTATTGACTACTAGTTTTGCTTTTAACATCTGTTCTATTCCTTGCTAACATAGACTTCAATTGATCCGTTGAATACTCTGGAATTGGTGCTTTACCGTTATTTGCTTGTTTCTTTTCGTGATACTTCTCAAACGTTAATGCACAATCCATAATCCATAAATCAAATGTATCAGCCTTACTAATTGCCTCGCTGGGCAAGAGACCATATCTCTTGCTCAACTCGTCTATCATCAATATCACAGCCATTTTTTGTGACTTGATATCGATACTATCGTTCGTTACTTTCCCAACAATTCAGTTACCTTTGCAATTGACTTCATTAGTAATTTCGCAGGTAATGTTTTGTCTCCAGCAAGAATTTCTTTGCCATTCTCATCTAAAATCAATGTACGCACAATGTCAATAACATTAGTGCTTGCACCAGTTTCAATGTTTGCTAGTTTTAGGAAGATATCCATTGGTTGACGATCCCATGTATAAAAAGACAAGGCTTCGCCATATTCATTGACAGTTTCTTCATCGTCAATGATGATTTCGATAAGTTGGGGTTTTGCTGTGATTTGTGAAAGTTTCATTTGTTATCTCCTTAAGTTGTTTCACGTATATTATTTCCC